CATTCTTTTTAGAACTGTTAGAATGAGGCTCTGTCTCAAAACAGTAAAACAGTCCAGTGTTGTAGCGACAAACCTGTACATGTTCGTTCCTATTACAGATTCCGGTTTGGCAAATGTGAACACGTGAGAGAACATTGTAGAAGACTACCTTGTAGTCATCGTTAAAAGAATCATCTTTCCGAGGATACGTGACAGGTATCCTCGTTTCAATCTCCTTTCTCTTTAATTCATTATTGCTAGCATCTCATCGAAAAACTAAATAGGTCTCCAATGAGTAACATATCCAGTCTTGATGTAGGGGTATATCCATTTATCCACTTCTCGCATTGCCATTTCATCAATACTACCATCAACAAATTTCACTTGACACATGCCTTTTGCTTGTTTGTTTGGTATTGCATCCTCTACGCTTATCCACGGTGATTGCTTTGCCTGCCATTCGACACCTTTTCTGAACATGTTTAGCATTGCTTGTTGCTGATATGCAAACTCACCTTTAACCACTATTGCATAGCTTGACATAAGCTCTTGCCATGCAGCTTCTTCTACCGTCTGTTTCATAATCATTACTCTTCAGTTGATATTAAATCATCCAAATACGCCCATTCATCAATGGCATCTTTAGAGCACTCGTAATCATCGCACTCTTCATCGTCCCAGCATTGCTCTGTTACGTTCCAATAGCGGACACCGTAACCAGTTCCAGTGCTTAACTTTCCATACACAAGGCATGGTATCTGCGGATAATGTTCATTTTCGTATTCTCCATGAGCTTGTGGCACTTCATCTTTAGTCTTATGCCATACGCTATTGATGCGCCAGTTCGCACCGACAATAAATCCGGACTTATAAATATTCTGCCCGACGATATTATATCCTTCAGCTCCTTGTTTGGCTGCTTCTTCTACTGTCTGTTTCATATATTTCTTATTGTGAGCAAGAACCACCGGTTTCCGCTCGTGTTAATACTTCATGTGCAGAAATGGCTTCTTTTTGCACATGTTAATCTCAATTCATTTTCCTTTTTCTATTCCGCTCGCTCTGTACCTCTGCCATACACATCTTGCACCATGACGCTTTCAGATGGTATTCCTTACCGTTACGACGGGCTGTCCTATCGAAGAACCTGGATAACGGAAGTGCTCTACCGCAACGGGTGCACAGTTTACGCTCCACTCCGTCAACCACCACCCGGTTACGGGGTTTCCTCCTCACAATCTCACATGGTCCGCATTCGGACGCACCGTACCTCCTGCAATATGCAAGTGAGTGCTTGCCGCACTTGGCGAAGGAGGTGCAATCCGAACGGGGAACTATCTGGTGAATGTTCATACGGCATCATTCATTAAGTCGAACAATGTGGGTGCACTGACCTCCATCTCTGCCTCATACAGATATGAAAGACTATCTTTCCAGTAGTCGTAATTGAGTTCGGTTGACAGACCTTTCCTCCCCAGATTGATAGCGCAATAGGGAACGGTGCCGATACCTCCGAACGGGTCAAACACCAGTTCACCCCTGTTTGAATACCGTTCAATCAATCTTTCGACAATATCCAACTGAAGGGGACAAATATGATTCTGCCGTTTCTTCTGCGACTGCTTAGTATTCAGCGTGCGCATCCGGGTGACATCATCCCATATCCAAGGCTTCTTGCTTACCGGGTCAACGGCCATGAATGTCTTTGGCAGTTTTCCGTATGCCTCCAGCTCTTCGGCGAATGATACGTGTTCCTCATAATCATAGACGTGCCCACGCTCGTAGTTCCTGAATAGGTGGCGTATCTTGTCAATGCCGGCCCCTTTCATGTCCTCGTAACTCAATAGAGAGTTACCCGAAGATTTCCAACTTGCATGAGCGTCTATCTGCCAACGGGCCAACGAATATTCGCTTTTGTTCTTGGTCACCGGCAAATCAGCATAAGCCCGTGAGGTGTCAGAAGGAAGCTTGCGGAAAAGAAGGACATATTCAGGACAACCGATACCCATCTTTGAACCGTCCTTGCACATCTCCGTATATCCAAGCCGATAAGTCTGGTTGTTCTCCCTTACCACATCCGTATCCACCGTGATGCGCCCCATGTAGCGGAAACCGTGTTTCATGTAGTGGAATACAGTCATTTCACTGAACGGGTCAATGGTAGGCATACCGTCACCAGTAGCGTTGCCGAACAAAACACGGTCTTTCACATGGATGCAAGCTAACCTACCGGGTTTAAGAATACGCATAAGCTCCGGTGTAAGATAATCCATCTGCTCGAAGAACTTGCCGTTGTCCTCATTATGCCCGAAGTCGTTATAGGTCGGAGTGTACTCATAGTGGTTGGAGAACGGGATGCTGGTTACAATCAAGTCCACCGAATTACTTTCCATAGTCTGGCATTCAAGAACATTGTCATTATTGATTGCCCTCCACAGTTTACCGGACTTTTCTTCCCTGCTAGCAAACATCCACCGCATCATCTTTTCCTCTGCCTGCAAGCCGAACAAACCGTTCTCGCGGACTATATCGGTCATCTTGGCTACCATCTCGCGGTGTTGCGCCCACTTCTGCATGAAGCTCTTGTATATCTCTCCCTCACTTTCCGCATAGACCAGATAAAGGTCAACCGGATGCTGCTGCATGAAACGGTAGATACGGGCTATCGCCTGGAACTTGTCGTTAAAACGGTAGTCGATGAACATGATTGCCTTATGGCAGTGGTACTGGAAGTTCAAACCTTCACCAAGCATCTCCGGTTTGGCGGCCAGATATTTCAGACGGCCGTCCTTAAAGTCCGCTATCACTTCGTCGGCTTCCTCATCATCCTGCGAGCCGTACACAGCCTTACATCCGGGTATGGCATCACACAAAGCCTTCCGTTCATTCTCCAGGTCATGCCATAAAAGGAAATGGTCGTCTTTGTTTTCAGGACGGTTAATGATTTCCACCACACGGACAATCTTTTCCTGCATGTTGTCCCGACGTTCTTTCGCTGCGTCGGCAAGTCCGAGAGCTGCCTCACGGAACATCTTCACTTGTCCGTCACGGTCGGTTCCGGCTGTGGAGTTGTCAACACTAACCACTTCTTCATGTACACGCAGTTCCGGCAATTCATATCCGGTATCGGGATAACCAAGGTCGGACGGTTTGGTGAGGAACAACGCCCATGTACTTACCCACAACCAGAACTCCTTCTCCTTGTGCGGATAAAGGGTAAGGTTATTCGCCTTCGTGCTGTCACGCTGAAAGAAACGGGTAAGTGCCTGCCCGGTATCCATCACACCGAGATAACCGGCATAATGTATCAGTTCCTTATATCTGTTGGGCGATGGCGTGGCGGTGGCGACAAAGCGGTAGGGAACATTCGCAAACAAGGGAAGGAACTCCTGATAGGTCTTGGTACCGAAACCACGTAATACGCTCGCTTCATCCAATGATGTTGCGGTGAAGTAGGAAGGTTCTATTCTTACACCATCTTCACCGTCGCGCACACGCTCGTAGTTCGTAACCATGATGTCAGTCGGGCATATCATCACATCAGCCATAGTTCGTACATAGGTCACTTTCATGTGCAGATGTTGTTCCGCTTGTGTAAGGAACTCAACCACTACACGTTTGGGACAAACTATCAGCCCTTTGCCGCCTTTGTGTTTCAGGACTACCCGAAGTATCTCCAACTGAGTAACGGTTTTCTGCATACCGAAACTGGAGAATATCGCACGGCAACCGCCAGACACCGCCCAGCGGACTGTATCTTTCACATGGGGATATAACGACGGTGTCAGTTCATCCGGATTGACCTCGAACCCGGTCTGACAGCTGATGGCCATCTTGTCTTTTAAAAATTCTATATATTCTTTCATTAAGCTACTTCTTTTAATTTCTTCAATCTTAAATCTCTAAGTTTTGCACAAAGTGCTTCGGCATTCTTCTTTGCCTGTGTAACCTCTACCGCATTTCCGATAAACTTCTTCTGGTCAGCTTGTGTACCAACTAACACATAATCTTCCGGAAAGCCCATGATACGTTTTAGTTCAGGAATGCGAAGCATCCGCATTTTAATATCCACTATGCCATACAGTGACATGAACTCCTTTATCTTCACGGTCATAGGACTATCATTGTCGTAGATTTCAATCGCTATCTGACCGCTTTCTGTTGCTACCAGATAGGGCGGCATCTTATCCATTCGTGCTATCAGGGTGAAGCAGGGGTTATCAACGGAGCTGCCAGCACTGTTGAACTGTGGATTCATCAGATAATGCCATTTCCGGTTTGCGGTTATTGTCTGTGCCGGTTCCTCTATGTTGCTACCAATATTTGAGAAAGAAGTATTCATAATCCAAGGCTTGCATGTTATAAGTTTTTGCTTGGGATTGGTTAAAATTGCCGGACAAATATTATCAATACTTGTATGTTGTCCTCCACCGGAATACTCATTGGCGATAAACCTTGGAGTTACTAATGATAATCTGTCTTTTGTTGTAACTGTCGCAGACGGCTCGTTTACCGAACGATTAAAGCCGTTCCCATAGTGCGCTGATACGAAGGCATGATGGTCCCTGCATGTGATTGTTCCGGCAGGCTCTTCCACTGATACATTCTTGCTTTCGGGATGTCCGCTGAATTGTTTGGAAAGAAAGCAAACTTGCGCTACTCCAAGTCTGTTTTGTGTTGTTACCACCGGACATGGTTCGTCAATCCCAGGAGCGTTATATTTCCCCGTACGGTTCATAGAATTATACTTCACGAGGAAGGCATCCTTTCCTCCGGCTACAAACTTGATAAGTCCGTTATAGATACGCTCAAGCGTTTTCTCTGCAAGAGGCTTTTCCCTGAAGATGGTAGTTCCTTCATCAGAGAAATCAAGTACATCCTTTACCGGCTTCCACTTCTCCAGCCGCGAAAACATATCTTGCCTACCACCCTTACAGTGGGTCGGTTCAGAGAATACTATCGGCAAACTCTTTTTAGCAAAGATGCCGAAGAAGCGTTTTCTTGTGGTATA